GCAATAGCATTAGGATAAAAATAAAAAAGAAATGGCAAATACATTTAAAAATAGTATAACAAGTTTAGTAGGAACAACAGGTGTTAATGTATATCAAGCACCATCGGCAACATCAACAACTGTTATAGGAGTTAGTGTAGCTAATGTTAATACACAAAACATTTCAGTTAGTGTAATGATACATGATACTTCAACAGCTAAAGCTGTACATTTAGTTAAGAACGCTTTAATTGTTCCTGGCGGTGCATCTGTTTTAGTTGGTGGTGAGCAAAAATTGGTTTTAGAATCTACGGATTTTCTATCGGTGACATCATCTTTAGCAAATTCGGCAGATGTAATTGTTTCGGTTTTGGAAATAACATAAAGTTTTAGATAATGCAGAATTTAGGTAATAATCCTAATGGTTTAAATCAACTAAGCGCAAGTTTAGTTTCTTTATTTGTAAGTGGAAGTAGAATAGCTAACTTTTCATCTGCGTCTGGAATGCAGATTGATAAGCTTGGTACATTTTCTAATACAACCCTTGAGATAACAGCTAATACAAAAATTAGTGGTTCAATAACAGCATCATTATTTAATGGTGATGGTGGGGGATTATTTAATATTAATGCAGCTTCAGTAGGAGATTTAGATAGATTAAAATCAGGTTCGGCAACAGCAATAATTTCTCCAAATAAAGGTTTGGTAGTTAATACTAATTTAACAGTAGCAGGTACAATAAATGCAACTGAATTAAAAGTAACTTATATATCATCATCCATCATTTACGCAAGTGGTTCATCAAAATTTGGTGATGCACAAAATGATAAGCAAGAATTTACTGGTAGTGTAAACATAACTGGTTCATTATTTTTTGGAACGGGCTCTTTAAAGCAAGATATAACAACTGAAGAAGTTTTAGTTTATAACATAACAACTGGTAAGGTTGGTATTAAAACTTCAGCAGCTTCATCTGGTACATCGGGAACTTCTGGTACATCTGGAACATCTGGTACATCGGGAACATCTGGTACATCGGGAACATCTGGTACAAGTGGTTCAAGCGGTACATCCGGAACATCTGGTTCTTCAGGAACATCTGGTACATCGGGAACTTCTGGAACATCTGGTACATCCGGAACGAGTGGTACATCAGGAACATCAGGAACATCTGGTACATCGGGAACTTCTGGTACATCTGGAACATCTGGTACATCGGGAACATCTGGTACACGTGGTACTTCGGGTACATCAGGAACTTCTGGAGTTAGTGGTACATCAGGAACTTCTGGTACATCAGGAACTTCTGGTTCATCTGGCACATCTGGTTCATCTGGTACATCTGGTACATCGGGAACTTCTGGTACATCTGGTTTGAGTGGAACAAATGGTACGTCTGGTACATCTGGATTGACGGGAACTTCTGGTACATCTGGTTTAAGTGGAACAAATGGAACATCTGGTATAAGCGGTTCAGCTGGAACATCAGGAACGTCCGGAACATCTGGTACATCTGGATTAACTGGAGCTGGTGGTGGTAGTGGTTCTTCTGGTTCGTCTGGTGTAAGTGGAACTTCGGGAACTTCTGGAACATCGGGAACGTCTGGTACAAGAGGCACGTCTGGTACATCCGGAACATCTGGATTAACTGGAGCTGGTGGTGGAAGTGGTTCATCTGGTACTTCTGGAACATCGGGAACTTCTGGAACATCGGGAACTTCTGGCTCATCCGGAACATCTGGTACATCAGGAACTCGTGGTACATCGGGAACTTCTGGAGTTAGTGGTAGTGGTGGTAGTTCTGGTACAAGTGGCACATCAGGAACATCAGGAGTATCTGGTTCAAATGGAACATCTGGAACATCTGGAACGTCTGGAACATCTGGTGTTAATGGTAGCAGTGGTACTTCTGGTACATCAGGAACATCTGGAATTTCTGGTTCATCAGGAACTTCTGGAACATCAGGAACTTCTGGAACTTCTGGAATTTCTGGTTCATCGGGAACTTCTGGTACATCTGGTATAAATGGTAGTAGTGGAACATCTGGTACTTCTGGTACATCAGGAACGTCTGGTACATCAGGAATATCTGGTACATCAGGAACTTCTGGAACATCGGGAACTTCTGGAGTTAGTGGTACATCAGGAACTTCTGGAACATCTGGTACATCGGGAACATCTGGCACATCGGGAACTTCTGGTACATCGGGAACTTCTGGAGTTAGTGGTTCATCCGGAACGTCTGGCACAAGCGGTACATCAGGAACGTCTGGCACACGCGGAACATCCGGAACGTCTGGCACATCAGGAACTTCTGGTACATCTGGTACATCTGGAACTTCTGGTACATCTGGTTCTTCTGGTACATCTGGATTATTATCATTAACTGGTACAACTGATAATGGTGTAATCACATTAAACGGAACTGCACCAAACGCAACCGTTGAAGCAAATTTAAGATTCGATGGTAGTACATTGACAGTAACTGGAGATGCTACAATTAGTGGTAACCTTACTGTAAGTGGTACTACAACATATATTAATACAACAACTCTTAATGTAGGTGATAATATCATTACACTTAATGCAGATATTGGAGCATCAACTGCACCAACTGAAAATGCTGGTATAGAAGTTAAGAGAGGTACTTTAGCAACAAAAGCATTTTATTGGGAAGAAGCAAATGATAGATGGTATGCAGAAGATGGTTTATATGTTGCTGGTAATGTAGTTCTTAGTGGTACAATTGATACTGGATTAGGCGCTACTGAAGTTTATTTAATGAATCAAAACGTTAGAACAAGTGATGCAGTAACATTCTCAACAGTAAATACGGGACAAGGTGCAAATGAATTGTACGCAATGGACCAAAATGTTAGAACAACAGATTCCCCAACATTTGCAACAGTAAATACTGGACAAGGTGCTAACGAATTGTACGCAATGAATCAAAATGTTCGTACAACCGATGCAGTAACTTTTGCTACTGTTGATACTGGGCAAGGTGCAAATGAATTGTACGCAATGAACCAAAACGTAAGAACTACGGATGCGGTTACATTTGCTACGGTTGATACTGGACAGGGAGCTAACGAATTGTACGCAATGAACCAAAACGTAAGAACTACTGATGCAGTAACTTTTACTACGGTTGATACTGGGCAGGGGGCAAATGAATTGTACGCAATGAATCAAAATGTTCGTACAACTGATGCAGTAACTTTTGCTACGGTTGATACTGGACAGGGAGCTACGGAAGTTCATTTAATGAATCAAAATCTTAGAACAACCGATTCACCAACTTTTGTAAATGTAACAGCAACTTTAATAGGAACTGCCGATAGAGCAGAAGCTGTTGATTCAAACGATACTAGAAATACAAACGATACCCCTTCAAGTAAAAATGCTGGAGTTTATTTTGATTTTAAAGCAAATAGTACAAACGGATTAAGTGATGGTGGTACATATAACGGACAAATGTTTTGGAGAAGTTATGGTGGTAGTACCGATTTAAGTGGTGGATATCCAATACAAATTGCATACACTGCTGCTGGTAGAATATGGAGTAGATTGGGCACATCATCATCTGCTTGGGCATCTTGGCAACAAATATTAAATAGTGTTGACCAAATTTACGCTTATAATATGAATCAGTATGTGAGAACTACTGATGCACCTACATTTGCTGGATTAAACTCAACCGATACTATAACGGTTAAGAGTAATGGTAATCCATCTGGTGCAAGAGCATTTAACGCAGATTCTGTTCTTAGACTTCAAAATACCAATAGTAACAATTATTTAGAATTTAGAGCAAGAGCTGATGCTGGTAACTATTATGGAATGTTGTTTACTGATAATAACGTTGGTGGCTATATTGCATTTAGAAGTTATGTTGGTAGTGGAGCTAACAATGGTACTAATGGAGATTATATGGTATATGGTACTTACACAGACCATATATTCCAAGCAGGTGGTTCTGAAACTGTAGATGGTAAAACCGAAATATTTAGAATGTATGCTAATGGTGACGTAAGAGCACAAGGTGGTATGTATGCAACTATATATTACGATTCCGCTGATACTACATATAGATTTAACGGAGATGGTTCATCTGTTTTAAATGAATTAACAACAGTTGGTTCAGTAACTCACAGAAACAATTATAATACAGGTCAAAATTTAAAACTCAATCTAAACGATTCTGGTGCATATGGTTTAGTTGATTTCCAAGAGAATGGTTCACATAAAGGATTTTTTGGATTAGGTGGGAGTACACAATCATTTGGTACATACGCAGCATATACCGCTGATGGATTTAGCTGGAATCATGATGGTGCTGGTAAAATGATTATTGCCAACAGAGGAGCATCAAAAAGAATTGACTTAAATACTGGTACGGAAAGTAATACAAACTTTACAACAATAAGAATGACGAATCAGAATGTGTATATAACACCTGATTCAAATACTGGTACTTTAGATGCGCCTATATTTAGAGAATTAACAAGCACTGGATATTATTTAGACCCATCAAGTACTGGCACTTCATTAAGTATTGGTGGTGGTATTATAACAACCGCACCAAATGGAGCTATTTTATTAAAGCATTCGGTATCGGAAGCAAATGCTTGGATATTTCAGGAAAATGCACCCGATTGGGGATTGTATTGGTTTAATACCGGTGCTCAATCTGGTCAAGGAATAGGTAGTTATACAACTGTTGGAGCGGAACTATTTGGAATGAGAAATGGAACTACTACAAATGCATATAACCCACCTGATTCTTGGAGTGGTGTAACTGCAAGTAGTTTCTCTACATGGATGTTATCAAACTTTAGTGGATACATTTGGTCAGCTAGTACTATATACGCTGCTGGTGATATGAGAGCACCTATATTGTATGATACTGATAACACTGGATATTATATAAACCCAGCATCATTTACTGAAATTTATGGTGGATTGAGAATGAGTGGAGGTCATGGTGATTCTACAATAAGAAACCGATTATTAGCTTCAAATAATGGAGCTGGTACTGGTGTTGTTCATATGCAGTGGTGGTGTTCTGAACCAGGTAACACTTGGGATTGGGGTGGATTTGGATACAATGTTGATAACACATATAACGATGGTTCGGGTCCTTACTATTTTAGTAGACCTAACACATCATTTGGTAATGCATATTTTAGATTTAGTACGAATGGTTCAATGTATGTTTATAATTCAAATACATCGGGTACTAGAGTTACCAATATGGAATTTTATCCAAGTGGATATGTGTACGCAAATAACTACTTAGAGGGTGGTAACTCATTAAGAGCACCTATATTTTATGATTCAAACAATACTGGATATTATATTGATGCAAACTCAACTTCTCAACTTAATAGATTAAACATTAATAATGGTTTAATAGCAGGTGGTGTAGAAAATGGTTCAGTAATACTTTATAAAACATCAAACCCATTCAGTTTAGGTGGTACTGATGCAGTATTAACTGTATCTGATAGAAGTAATAATGACTGGGGAATTAGAGTTGATAAGACTGGATTTGATTATGGTATGTATGTAACTGTAACCGCAGGTGCTACCTACGCATATTATTTAGATGGTGGTAGATATAGAGTTAATGGACAAGGATATCTATTTACTCCAATAATGTACGATAGTGATAATACAGGATACTATTTAGAACCAGAAGGAAACTCAAACTTAAACCAAGCTGTATTCCAAGGAAATAGATTAGTAATTAGAGGAGGTTCTCCAACTTTATATTTTAGAGACACGGATGAACAATCAGCAATGCTTCATAATAATAGTAATCGTCTTTATGTATTAAGAGGTGGTGTTGATAGTGAAAGCTGGAGTACTGTAAACGGATACTGGCCACAATATTGGCAGTTAAATACAAACTATTGTTTATTAGGTGGAGTTACTGAAACAGTAAGTGATTTTAGAGCACCAATATTCTATGACTCAAATGATACAGGATACTATTTAGACCAAAATTCAACTTCAGATTCTGCATTAAGAATTAGAGGTGGAGCATTGCATGGACCTAACCCATCTTGGGGAGCATATATGTGGGTTGGTTCAAATGGTAGACCTAATAGTTGGGGTTCTGCAGTAATTACAAATGGTAACTTACACTTAGATTGTCAAAACGGATATGAAACTTATATAAACCACTATTCTGGAAATAGAACATATACCTATGAACAAAGAACTACATTCATTTATGATTACAATAACACCGGTTATTATATGGATATGGATGGTACATCACGTACAAACTACATGGTGCCAAATAGAATCAAATTAGTAAACAATGTTAATAATGAACCTCGTTGGGATTTTACCGCATATGTAGTTGAAGCACAACACTGGTACGGAAACAACTATTCCCAAACTATGTATTTGGGTGAAGCTGGTAACGCAGTTCAGATAAGAGGTACACCTAGAGCACCAATATTTTATGATTATGATGATACTGGATACTATTTAGACCCTAATACTACATCAAATGATGCATTAAGAATTAGAGGTGGGGCATTGCATGGACCTAACCCATCTTGGGGAGCATACTTTAGAAGTGGATGTAATGGTAGAGTAGATGGTTGGGCATCCGTTGAAACAACCAATGGTAACCTACATATGGATTGTAGAGATGGATATGAAACTTACATCAACCACTATAACGGTAATAGAACGTATCTTTATGAAATAAGAACAAACTTTATTTACGATAGAGATAATACTGGATACTATATGGACCCGAATGGTACATCACGTATGAACTATGTTATACATGATAACGTTTATTCATATAGCTGGATTTTCTCTCAAAATAACATTATCGCTTACTATTCGGATGAAAGATTGAAAACTAATTTAGGACCAATTGAAAATCCATTAGATAAAGTACATCAACTTAATGGATTCTATTATATTGAGAATGATTTAGCACGTTCATTTGGATATATGGATGAAAAGGTTCAAGTAGGTTTATCGGCTCAGCAAGTTCAAGCAGTATTACCGCAGGTTGTAACTCTAGCTCCGTTTGATATGGATATAGATGAAGATACTAGAGAAATAAAAGGTTCTAAAACTGGTGAAAACTATCTAACGGTAGACTATGAAAAGATAGTACCTTTATTAGTAGAAGCTATAAAAGAACTTAGTGAGGACTTGAATAAAACAAAAGATGAAGTTAAGGAATTACGAAAATTGATAGAAGAAAAATAAAAAGTTATATATTTATTAAAAAGAATTAAATAATTTAATTATGGGATATACATACGAATGGTCCTTAGTAGGACTTAGAAAACAAAATACTGATACTCTAAGCGATGTTGTAGTTGGTACAAACTGGAAAGTAATTGCAACCGATGCTGATGGTAATGTGGGTACTTTTGTTGGAGCAACTCCATTTACACCACAAGACCTTAATGGTGATGGGTTTGTAGATTATAGAGATTTAACCGAAAATTTAGTATTGGGCTGGGTTAAAAATGTAGTAAGTGGCTCTGCCTCTACATCATATTGGGACCATATTAACAGTCAAATCACAAAAGAAATAGAGGTTAAGAAATATAACAGAATAACTGTTAGTGATGTTGATTTACCTTGGGCACCTACATCTGGTAGTAATTTATACGGAGTAGACCCTCAACCGGCGTAACTACTACAAGCGATTTTATATATAATGTTCAAAATGCAGATTTATAAACAAATTTGTGTTTTGAACATTTTCTTTATATTTATATGAGTATTAATGTAACTATTTACAGACATACATTCAAAATACAAATCGTAGAAATAAAATGGCAGAAAGAATCGTATCACCTGGCGTATTCACAAGAGAAAATGACCTATCCTTCTTAGCGCAAGGAATTGGTGAAATTGGAGCAGCATTTATAGGACCTTTTAAACAAGGACCTGCATTTATTCCAACCATTGTGAGAACTCAATCAGAATTCGAAGAAATATTCGGAACACCTGATGGAACGTATTATACTGAATATGCAGTACAAAACTATTTAAGAGAAGCTGGTACAGCAACAATCGTAAGGGTTGGTGGTATCGGTGGTTATGAGCAGGTAGCACCTTTAGCAATATTTGCATCTGGTTCATCCCTTCAATCAGTAGGCACTAAATTAATTGGTGTATTACATTCAACTAAATTAGGTGATGAGAAAGTAGGTTTTGCTGGAGCAACTGTAGCAAGTGATAATGTTAATGATGGCTCATTCTTAGCATTACATGCAGATTTAAATGTATCAGCATCTATCTTACCATCTTCTGTAAACGATTTATCAGATGTATTTGGAGAATCTCCATTTGGAAGTAAAAAAGCATATGCATATTCTTACTTTGAAAGTGCAGCTGGATACTATACTGGTTCTGCTGGAAATAACATTGTAATAACTTCTGTTGTATTACCTACCCAAGATTTTACTTATGATGCACAAGCAGCTGAAACTCCAATGGTTAAATCTCAATTGATTAGTGGTGAAAGATATGATTTATTTAAGTTCGTAACAACTGGACATGGTACAACATATAATACTAAATTTAAAGTTGGTATTTCTAATGTAAAAGCAGCTGGTGAAGATGGTGGAACTGATTACGCAACATTTACTGTAACTGTACGTTCATTTGATGATACTGATAAGAGAAAGAGTGTTGTAGAAACATTTAATAATGTAAACTTAGACCCTGCTTCTCCAAACTATATAGCTAGAAGAATTGGTGATAGATATTTTACAATTGATAACAATGGTAAACTTACTGAATTTGGTGATTATACAAATCAATCAAAATATGTCAGAGTAGTAGTATCTACTCCTGGCTCATTCCCAATATCAGCAGCACCATTCGGACATGGAGCATATACAAACCCAATTACAGCAACAAATAACGCTGAATCACTTTTAGTACCAGCGGTAGTATATCAAACAAACTCAGCAAATAATACATCATCATCTCCAATCTATTATAGTGGATTTGATTTTGAAACTACTGGTGTTAAGTTAGATAACTTACAATATTTGAAACCACTTCCAATAGGAGCTCAAACTGGTTCTAACGTATCTTTTGCATTTGATGCAAATGGTTTAACGTATCAAATGACCGGTTCTGCATCTACTGATATGGTTAAGAGACAATTCGTATTAGCATTCCAAGATGGATTTGATGGTATGAACCCAACTACAACAATAGCTAAAGCTGGTGATACTGATTGGAGTAATGCAAATACGCAAGGATTCAATTGTGCAACATCTGTATCTTCTGGTTCAGTAGCATACAATAAAGCACTTAACGCAATTTCAAATCCTGATGAGTATGATATCAATATGTTAGTAACTCCTGGTATTGTAAGAGGATTACACCCAGCAATTACTACTAAAGCAATTGATATTTGTGAGGAAAGACAAGACGCATTTTATATCGCTGATTTCAACGATTTTGATGATACAATAACTGAGGCAACTGAAGCAGCTAACGCAGTTGATACAAACTACGCAGCAACTTACTACCCTTGGGTTAAGACAATAGATACTAATACAAACAAATTAGTAACTGTACCACCTTCAGTACTATTACCAGCAGTATTTGCTAGTAACGATAGATTAGCAGCAGAATGGTTCGCACCTGCTGGTTTGAATAGAGGTGGTATTACTGGAGCAGTTTCAGTATTGAATAGATTAACACATGCGGAGAGAGATACTCTATATGAGAACAAAGTAAACCCAATCGCAGCATTCCCTGGACAAGGTATTGTAGCATTCGGACAGAAGACATTGCAAGATAAGGCTTCAGCATTAGATAGAATCAACGTAAGAAGATTACTTATCACTGTTAAGAAGTTTATCGCATCTACTTCTCGTTTCTTAGTGTTCGAACAAAATACTACTCAAACTAGAGCAAGATTCATTAACACAGCAACTCCATACTTAGAGAGCATACAACAAAGACAAGGTTTGTACGCATTCAAAGTTGTAATGGATGAGAGTAACAACACACCTGATGTTATTGATAGAAACATATTAGCTGGACAAATTTTCTTACAACCTGCTAAGACGGCTGAATTCATCGTAATTGATTTCAACATCTTACCAACTGGAGCAAGTTTCTCAGCATAATATAAAAAACAAAAAGTAGATATTTATTAATATAAAATAAAAGGAAAAGAAAATGGCACAAGTATTAGAATTCAACGATATGTTCTACAAAACCTGGGAACCAAAAACGAAAGCTCGTTTCAAAATGAGTATCGATGGTGTAGAAGCATATTTGATTAAAGCAGCTAGCAGACCTCAAATTAACTTTGAAGTTGTAACTTTAGACCACATTAACGTGAAAAGAAAGTTGCAAGGTAAAGGTGAATGGCAGGATATGACTATCACTCTTTATGACCCAATTGTACCATCTGGTGCACAACAAGTAATGGAGTGGGTTCGTTTAGGACACGAATCTATTACTGGTAGAAAAGGATATTCTGAATTCTATAAGAAGACTATCAAAATCGAAATGTTAGGACCTGTTGGTGATATTGTTGAAACTTGGACTTTATATGGAGCATTTCCATTGCAAGTAAACTTTGGTGAATTAGATATGACATCTAATGACCCAGCATCAATAGAACTACAAGTAGCATACGATTACGCTGTATTAGAATTCTAATCTAAAACATATAAAATTAAAGGGGATACTAAAATATCCCCTTTTTTGTGCTTTCTAATTTTTTTAAAATGATGTATTTATATATACAAACTTAAACAAAGTAAAGTTATGAATCAAAAACAATATGATTTTCCAACGGAAGTTATTAGTTTACCATCGGAAGGTAAATTATATCCAAAAGAGAACCCATTATCATCGGGTCAAATAACAATTAAACATATGACCGCAAAGGAAGAGGATATCCTTTCTTCACAAAACCTTATCAAAAAAGGTATTGTATTAGATAAACTATTTGAATCGGTTATTGTTGATAATGTTAATATAGATGATATTCTTATAGGTGATAAAAACGCAATTATCTTAGCAACTCGTTTATTAGGATACGGTCCTAAGTATGAAGCATCTGCATATTCTTCTGTAACGGGAGATGTTATCAATTTATCTGTTGATTTAACAAAAATTGAAACAAAAAAGGTAGATACTTCTAAATTTGAAAATAAAAATGAATTTGAATTTATTACTCCAAATAGTAAAAACAAATTAACATTTAAATTATTAACGCATGGTGATGAAAAGGCTATTGATAGAGATATTACCGCATTAGAAAAGGTTAATAAAGATACTTCGCATGATATTACTACTAGATTTAGACATATGATTAAAGCCGTAGATGGTGATAATAGTATAGGAGCTATTAATAAATTCGTAAATGGGTTTTTAGCAAGAGATAGTAGAGCATTTAGAGATTACATTAAAACAATTCAGCCGGACATGGATATGAGAATGACATATACACATGAAGACGGACAAGAGGAGGTACTGCCCATAGTAATGGGCGTGGGCTTTTTTTGGCCTAGCACCGAATCATAGTATTCAACTCCATACTCAAATTTTTGAGATGGTAAACTATGGTAATGGGTTCACAATAATGGATTTGTATAGAATGCCAACCTATCTTAGAATGTTTTACTACCAACAATTAGTAGATGCCAAGAAAAAGGAAAATGAGCAAATAAAGCAAGCAAATAATCAATCAAAAGTTAGGGTTAATAGATAATCCTAACTTTTTTGTTTATACCATATTTATAGTTGTATTATTATAAATAACCGCATATGGCAAAGAAATATAAAATAAAAAAATCAAATTTAACGGAGTTTTTTGGTTGGTTTTCAAAAAAAGACCCGCCTAAGCAAATTCAACAATT